ACCGGCAAGGCCGACAGCATCACCCTGACGGGGGCAATCACCCTCAATGGCGATGTGCAAATCAACGGCGCCAGCCTGAAGCACAACGGCGTGAATGTCGGCTCGACCCATGTCCACTTGGGGGTGTTGCCCGGCCCGGGAGCAACCGCGCCGCCGCAGTGACACCTGGCCACACCCCCATTAAGCAGATCAACCCGACCAATCCGCCGCGTGCGGATTTTTTGTACCCGGAGAACAGCATGGCAATTCCAAAAAAGAAGCTCGACCGCTCGGCCGGTACTGGCGCTGCGGTGTTTCGCGACACCCTCTACACCTCCCGCACGCTGATCCTGGCCGATGGCCGCGAGTTGTCGGTGACCCAGGGCGCGGTATCGGTACCGGTTGGCGACACGCTCGCCCGGGACTACCTGGAGCAGCATCCGCATTTTCAGCCGCAGGAGTAACACGATGATCGGAATGGATCGCCGTACCGGCTTGCCGCTGTCCGGCATCGAGCATTTGCGGCAGTCCATCGAGGACATCCTGACTACGCCGCTGGGCAGCCGGCGGATGCGACCTCAATACGGCAGCAACCTGCGCCGTTATGTCGACCTGCCGGTAACCGGCGGCTGGAAAAGCGCGGTGCAGGCCGAGGTGGCACGGGCGCTGTTACGTTGGGAGCCACGGCTGAAGCTGGAGCGGGTGCGAGTGGTAGCGGTGGTGGAGGGCCAGGTCAGTTTTCAACTGACGGGCCAGTACCTGGGCAACAACGCGGTTTTGGAGGTGACGGCATGAGCATGCTGGATTTGTCGGCGCTGCCGGCGCCCCAGGTGCTGGAAGCCCTGGATTTTGAAGCGCTGTATCAGGACAAGCTGGCGACCTTTCGCCGCTACATGGGCGACAACTGGACAGCCAACCTGGAAAGCGACCCCGTCACCAAACACCTGGAGCTCTCGGCCTACGGCGACATGCTGTTGCGAGCCCGGGTCAACGATGCGGCCAAGGCGCTGCTGCTGGCCCATGCCAAGGGCACGGATCTGGATCAACTGGCCGCCAACGTCAATCTGCAACGCCTGGTGATCCAGGCCGGCGACCCGCAAGCGGTGCCGCCGGTGGAGGAGATCAAGGAAGCCGATGACGCACTGCGCGAACGTGCCCAGCTGGCCTACGAAGGGCTGACCACCGCCGGGCCGCGTAACAGCTACATCCTGCATGCCCGTAATGCCTCGGCCCTGGTGGCCGATGCCGAGGCTGAAAGCCCGTCACCGGCCTGTGTCACGATCACGGTGCTGGGGCTGGAGGGCGATGGCGTCGCAGCGCCTGAACTGCTGGCGACGGTTGCCGCGGCGCTCAATGATGAGGACGTGCGACCGCTGGGGGATCGGGTCACGGTGAACAGTGCCCAGATCCTGCCGTATCGCATCGACGCGGTGCTGCACATGAAAGGTCCCGGGCCTGAAAGTGATGCGGCCCTGGCCGAGGCGGAACGCAGGCTGGCCGCCTGGGTCAATCCACGCCGGCGCCTGGGCATCGAGGTGGCGCGCTCTGCCATTGATGCCCAGTTGCATGTGGCCGGCGTGGCCCGGGTCGACCTGCGCGGTTGGCAGGACATTGCCCCGAGCAAGGCCCAGGCCGCGTACTGCACCGGCTACAGCGTCACCTTGGGGAGCTGATATGACCAGTCTGCTGCCAAGCAATAGCACCTTGTTGGAACGCGCCCTCGAGGTGACCAACACCGGCGACACCGCCACCATGTTGCGCACCCTGTACAACCCGTCGACCTGTCCGGAGCACCTGCTGCCCCAGCTGGCCTGGGCCTGGTCGGTGGATCGCTGGGACCCGCGCTGGAGCGAAGCGGTCAAGCGCAACGCGATTCGCGCCGCGTTCTTTATCCATGCCCGCAAAGGCACCATCGGTGCGCTGCGGCGAGTGGTTGAGCCGCTGGGCTATCTGATCGAAGTGGTCGAATGGTGGCAGACGCTCCCCCAGGGCGAGCCCGCCACCTTTGCCCTGAAGGTCGGGGTTCTGGATACCGGTATCACCGAAGAGATGTACCAGGAGCTGACCCGGCTGATCGATGACGCCAGGCCGGTGAGCCGGCATATGACCGGGTTGGCCATCAGCCTGGAAGCCTCCGGCGTGATCGGCTACGGCGCCTATGTGGATCAGGGCGAAGTGCTCGACGTTTACCCCCCGGCACCCCGTGATATTGAAGTGACCGGTCGATACGGCCAGGTCATGTGCATTGATGAAACAGATACCCTGGATGTGTACTCATGATCGATTCCAACAGTCAGTTCTTCGCCATCCTCACGGCGGTGGGCGAGGCGAAACAGGCCAACGCCACAGCGCTGGGCATTCCTTGGACCTTCAAAGAAATGGGGGTGGGGGATGGGAATAATACGGACCCTATTCCGAACCGCGCTCAAACCAAGCTGATCAACCAGTGGCACCGGGCGCAGGTCAACCAGGTGCGGACCGACCAAGCCAATCCGAACATCATCATCACCGAGCAAGTCATTCCCCCCGATGTGGGCGGGAAGTGGATTCGCGAAATTGGGCTTTATGACGCGGATGGCGATTTGGTCGCGGTGGCCAACTGCGCGCCAAGCTACAAACCGCTATTGGCCCAGGGCACCGGCAAGACCCAAGTCATCCGCATGAACTTCATCGTGGCCAACACCGCGCAGATCGTGCTCAAGATCGACCCAGCCGTGGTCCTGGCGACCCGCGAGTACGTCGACAATGCAGTGATCGAAGCCCTGGCCAAGATGGATTTCAAACACTCCGCACTGGTGGCCACCACGGCCAACATCGCGTTGAGCGGGATCTTGACCATCGACGATGTACTGCTGCCGGCCGATGCCCGGGTGCTGGTGAAGAACCAGACCCAGGCCAAGGACAACGGCCTGTACGTGGTGTCGGCGACCGGCGTCTGGAAGCGGGCGCAGGATGCCGACAGCAGTCCGGAAGTGACCCCGGGCCTGTTTGTCAGCATCGAGAAGGGCACGGCCAATGGCGACAGCGTCTGGCAGTTGGTTACGGATGGGCCAATCACGCTGGGCACCACGCCGCTGGCTTTTGAAATGGCGGTGGGCCGGACCGGTGTCAGCGCGGGCTCATATGCCAATGTCACGGTCGACAAGTACGGCCGGGTGATCGCCGGTACCAACCCGGCCACCCTGGCCGGTCATGGCATCACCGACACCTATACCAAGCCTGAGATCGAATCCATCGTCGCGCAGGCGTCGTCGCTGCCTGTGGGCTCGATGGTGGCGTTTCCCAAGGGGGCGGTTCCGCCGGGTTTCCTAGAAGTTGATGGCAGCGTGAAGAGCGCTGCGACCTACCCGGATCTGGCGGCGTACCTCGGGACTACGTTTAACAAGGGCGATGAAGGGGCGGGCAACTTTCGCTTGCCGGATTCGCGGGGCGAGTTTTTGCGTGGCTGGGATCATGGGCGTGGTGCTGATGCTGGGCGAGCCTTGGGCAGTTATCAACTCGACCAGTTTCAGGGCCATCGGCACGGCCCGCTTGGTACAAGCACTGCGTACGTGACATACGGAGCAGGGGCTGGGGGCGCTGCGAACTCTGCCGGGATGGTAGATCGTGCTACGACGGGCGAGCCGGTAACGGATGGGGTCAATGGTTCACCTCGCGCTGGCAGTGAAACCCGACCACGCAACTTGGCGGTAATGTGGTGTATCAAGGCCTGGAACGCACCAGTCAATCAGGGAGATATTGATGTTGCAACGCTGGCTGCCCAAGCGACTGAGAGCAATCAAGGAACTGCAAAAGTTGGCACGCAGGCTCAGGTCAATGCAGGCACTGATGACACTGTCTTTGTGACGCCCAAAAAACTCAGTGCGGCCGGGCTCCAACTCAGCGCGATTCGGACAGAAAACCTCAGCGGCGCGAACGTGGCTTTAAGTGCGGCGGACGCCGGTTCCCTGGTGGTGTTCGGCGGCAGCGGCGGGGGCTCGCTTACGCTGCCGAAGGCAAGTACCGTCCGGCCTGGTGCGTCTATCACTATTCACGCCGCAAGTGCTATTGCGGGCACTAATACTTTGAAGGTTGTAAGTGGCGACACCTTGTCAGGAATGCTGCAATGGATAGCGCCCGCCGGGGTGATGCGCAGCGGTGATTCTGTCGTTTGTACATCAGATGGGACTTCTAATTGGGTTATCTCGGTCGATTGTTCCTATAACTTTGTTGCGCAGGCGGTCGGGCAGCTATTCATGAGTGGGCAGTCGCTTGTTCAGGCGGCGGGATATGAAAAAATGCCGGGCGGAATGATTCACCAGTGGGGAGCTTTTACCTATACCGCAGCTGGCGCTCAATCGATTGCCATCCCATTACCAATTCAATTTCCAACCGGGATACTAACGGGCACTGTTAGTGCGCCTTCCAGGCTGAACAACACCTCGATTGGCGTCGATATTCCCGTTTCAACAAAATCCACTCTTTCCTTCGCGTCCCTGACATCTAGTGGTTCGGGAGCATCGACGGTTTTCTACTCGGCGTGGGGATTTTAAATTGACTATGTTTTTCAGTAACTCAGAGCGGACGTTCTTCGATGATGAGGTGAACCCAGCGCTGCCCGCAGACGCGAAGGTCATTAGCACCCTTGATCATGCCGTTATTTTTGCTGGCGTAGCAGCTGGCAAAGGGATTGACTTCAGCGGAGCTAGGCCAGCGCTGATCGATCTGCCCTCGCCAACGGTCGAGCAGTTTCGGGAGATGGCACTGTCTGAGCGAGACCGAGGATTGAGTGTTGCAGCCCTGCGTATTGCACCACTGCAGGATGCCGTTGATTTGGACGATGCAAGCGAGGCTGACCTGGCTGAGCTTAAAAAGTGGAAGCAATACCGTGTTGCATTGAATCGGGTTGAGCTGCAAACAGAATTTCCCACAAACATTGATTGGCCCGTATTGCCAAGTTAAACGCCCCGCCGGGGCGTTTTCTTTCCCGCTTCCCCTTAACCCAACATCCCTTACAGCCCCCTTTACCCGGGGCTTTTTCATGTCTGGAGTTTATCCATGAGTGGTTTTTTCCACGGCGTTACCGTTACTAACG